TGCCGTAGTGTCATTAGCTTTTCTAAACCATGATACCGTGTTACATCTTCTGGAAATACAAACTCACCTTCACTTAACATGGCAGGTATATCATCACGCACACCTTCTTTTGTACCACCAATAGGTACATCGTTACCAGACTCTTCGTCTACTTCACCACCTTCGTCAAAAAGACCACCTTCTCCAAACATTTTCATTTGTTCATCCATAGAGCTTTCCTCTTGTTTTCTAGTATCTGATCTACTCGCTGCATATTCTTCAGCATCTTCTTTAGATCGAAATTCTGGTAACTCCTCACCAGTTAAAAAATCTGTAGGACCATATCCTGCTTTAATTAGTTTTTCTACATAATCTCTAACTGTATCTGAACTATACTGTGATCCGTCTTCTGCAACTGTTGGCATAGTATACCACTTACCATCTATTTCAAATGTAGTAGTTTTTTCGGAATAATCTTCTACACCATCATTCCAAATAATTCTACCTTCAGGAGTACGTTGACCAGTATCCTTTGGTTCTTTTTCTATTGATCCACCATTAGCTCTTCTTTTTACTGGCTCAAATTTTCCACCAAAGTTAATTTGTTCGGCTAAAGATTTTTCACCTTTTTTTAATCTTGTTTTCTTTGGTTCTTCTTTTTTATCCAAAAGACTATCAAGCCACGCCATAATTGCATCAATACGTCTATCGTATTTTTTTTCTTTAGCCATGTTTTAAAACCTCATCCCTTAATAGTTTTAATCTTCGTAGTTGATAGATAGCACCCTGTGATCTATACATAGCAACAGTTTCAGTAGTCTGTTCCATTGTACGGTGTTGTTGCTCAATAAGAAAGTCTAAATAGTTTTCAAACTTAGACCATTTGGCTTGGTTGCTCACCAGTGCCTTGAGCTTGTTGAGGTGCTCCTTGCTGTCCTGCATTACCACTAAATCCTTGTTCTTGAGGCGTTGGTGCTTGGCCTGTACCTATTGTACCACCACCTGCTCCTGATGTATCCATTGGGTTAACACCTGCAGGTGCTGCCCCTTGAGGCTGTTGCTCTTGCTGAAAGGCTTTCATTAACTCAGCTTGTATGGCAGCGTCACTCATGTTGTTAGTTACTTTGTCAGGGTCAAGGTCAAGAGACTTTGCAATCTCACGAATAATATATTGAAACTTAGCAAATGGTGCAAGCGTTGGGTTGGACGCAACTTGCATAAACTGCATAAGTCTTTGGCTACGTACTTCGTTAGCCATTAGTGATTCAGTTCCACGTGCTTTAACTTCTAAGTCACCTTTAACTTCAGGGTCAAAGTCAAACTGCATATTAAAACGAAACATGCCCTCACCTAGTGGGCGTAGTAGATAGTCATCTACATTCTTAATAACATTTTTAATGTTTTGGCTTGCTGCTCCCATAAGCATACTAATACCACTAGCGGTACGTCCTATGCCCTGAACACCTGTCTGTCCATGTGCAAATGATGGAAAGCCTGTAGATTCATCTGCAAGCACTCGTGCTTTATCAAATAACTGTAAGTTTTCTCCTGCAACATTCGGAAACTTTGTTCCAAAGATAGCTTGCCCCGGAGCACCACCCTGTCTTCTGAATACTTTACCGGGGTATACTGATAAATCTTGACCCGGAACTAAGTTAGTTTCATCTACTTCGATTAACAAGTTACCTGACAATACAGCATTGTCTACAGCCATACGCATAAAGCCATTCATTAGTGTTTGAGTATCATCCATGTTTTCAGCAATACCAACACCAAAAAATGAGTATGGGTTAAGTTCATAGGGTGAAGCCATGTAAGGTATCTTGGCAGGTTTAAATGGGTTCATTACCATACGAATTAGTTTATCATTACAAATCCATACATTTGCCTGTAGTTCATCTACCTCTTGCATTTCTTCTGGTATGTCTACACCTTGCTCAAGCAACATCTCTACATCTACCATACCCCAATACTCAAGAACCTCAAAACGATCTACGCCATGCTCTGGTGCATAGTCAGATAAATCATCTTCCCAATATTCTTTGTCGTAGTTTTCACCCAAAGCTATTGCTTCATCAATAACTTGGTCACGAAAGTATGGACGTTTCTTTAATCCACGCATTTGTGAACGTGACATTTTGTGCCGTTCAATTACATACTGTGCTTCATCCATATTGTTTGCATCTGGATCAGGATAAAAGTTCCACACAGATACATGGGATACTTGAGGTACTGTTTTAAAAGTAGGTGAATACTCACCTGTTTCATCATCCCAACTTGCATACTCTTTGTCTACAGCAAATGGGCCTTTCATTACACCAGTGCCAAACAATGCCATTTCAAATGCTGTGTTACGTAAATGTTTTGATGCAGAAGATTCATCTAATTGATCGTGTATTTTCTTTTGCATTTTCTTTGCGGCAATCATAGCAGGGCTAAATGTTACGGCTGTAGGTGTAGTACCTGCACCTTCTTTAACGCCTTTGATTGATTCTAGTTTTGCATCTAACTCTGGATTAAGTAACTCTTGCAATGTTTTTGATGTTGCACCTGCAGGAAACTCTTTGCCATCACCATTAAAACCATAAGGAGATACTTCAGCAGTTTCTTGATCTTCACGCAATTGATCAGGAAGTGCAGGATCAAATGATACATCTTCTACAATACCCTCTGGTAATGTAGTAGGATCAATACTAATTGGAAATGAGTTCTTGGCAAATAACACATCTGCAATCTGACCATACGCTGCAAGAGTTTTTGTTTTAGTTACTTTAATAAACACACGAGACTTTTCTGCTTCAGTAAACTGAACCTCTGGTCCATATATACCACGATAGTTTCTATAAGCTCTTAGCCAACGTGTTTCATCTTGCCTACGGTAATCTTCTGCACGATGATACTTTTCCATAATATACGGAATAATTTTTGACGTTTCAGCATCTTCGACTACTGTATCATCTGTGTCTTCTAAAACAACTGCGTCATCTTCAATAAAGACTTCGTTATCTTCTGCCATTATCTATTATCCTTATTAAAACAATCAAACTGTAAATCATAATATTGGTTTTCTTTTATTTTATTCCAATTAGAAGAATGTGCTATTATTTGACACTGTTCTTTAGTAAACAGTTCTTTCATTACATACTGATTACCTGTATACACCCAATCAGTTCCGTTGTTTCCCCATATACTTACTACTAGTACAAAAACTTCCATTAGTCTTTTTTCCAAGGACCATTGTCAAAATCATTTTGTTCTTGACATCGAGGACAACAATCAAACTTATCTGTATTATAAAGTATAGAACATTTAGGACAAGTTACTATCATTTAATATCCAAATGTATTGTCTGCTACTCTCATACCCATTGATGGTGCACCATGTGGATCATAATCAAATACACTGAACCTTGGTCTTGACATTATACCGTATCTTAAAGCATCATACAAGTGGTCTTCTGAATGTGTATCTACATCTTCTGGATTCTTTTTATCCAAAGGTATTGCAGGTAATTGTGAAACTGTATTTACACAGGTATTAAAAAATACCATTCTTGGTTCTTCAGTAAACTCATCTACCTGCAAACGTCTGTGTACTTCGTTTTTACCTGCTACACGTGAGCCTTTACTTCTGTCTGATGGCCTCCAACGACAACCTCTCATTATCATCTGTTCAGCCAACGAAGGACCAGTATCACCACGCTTATGCCACAAAGAACTATCAAGCACTCCATACTTTATGTTTCCATCTTCTGCTTCTAGTTCAAGAACTTTGTCGGCTAAATCAGTAGCAAGTACTTTACTAACGTATAGTTCTCTGTATACAACTATCTGTTCACTAGGTGCGACAGCAAACCAAAGTACGGCACTATAAGACCCATAGCCATAGTCGCAAGCTCTAAACTTGACCCAGTTACTGGGAATGCGATAAGGTTCAATAACATGTAAATTCCTATCAAATTCTGTGAAGGCTGCACCTTCCTTAATATCCCAATCTCCATCTAGTAACTGCCTACGTTGTTGTTCTGGTAATGACAGTAGCATGGCTTCGTAGTCACCTTGCTTTGATAGATACGGATTATCTTTGAGTCTAGCAGGAATAAACCTACGTTTGAATAAAGGCTTACCTGCTTTCTCATGTCCTGCAGGATACCTTAAAGTTTCCCCTGTGTCAATGTCTGTTGCATTAAAAGATTTGTTAGGTGCAACAGGATCAATAAACATTTTCTTAACCCAGTGATGACCTCTACCTCCGGGGTTAGTAGTTGCCCTCATATACACTGGAAGATCGGGTGCAGTGGACCGTAGACGAGAGCGCATGTAGTTCCATGCAAACGGTGTGGGCCATTGTGTCAACTCGTCAAAGCCTATCCAACTAAATGCTAGACCCTGATAACGCAAGACATCATCTTCTTTATCCAGATATGACATCCACAATCTTGCGCCAGATGGCGCAGTCCACTGCATCTTACGTTCAGACCACTTGATACCTTTCCAAATCTTAGGATACATTTCCTGTGATTTAAAGATAAGTTCCCTTAGTTCTTCTGTTGTATGCCGTAGTAGCAAACCAGAAAAGGACGGATGGCCCATGTAACGTAGAGGGTCAGCTAACATGGCGTAGGACTTGCCCCCACCTGCACTGCCACCATATAACACTTCTCTTTCACCTGCAGCTAGAAAGTCTGTTTGTGGACCTTCATTTGGCTTAAAGATAATATTGTGTTGTTCTTCAATAGGTATTTCATTTATTACTGGATTAGCTTTAGGCTGCGCTTGAGTCTTCTTGACTGCTTTGGACTTTTGCTCCAAGCCTTTTGGCTTCGAGTTCCTCCGCTTTGGCGATTGCCTTTTTCGCATAGTCTGCCCATCTGCGTAGGCTTCCAGATTTGTTTTTTCTTCTTCGCTCATTATCTAACCGTTTCCTCAAACCTACATGCGAAATGCTTCTGCCAGTATTTCTTGTGAGCCAGTTAGCTACTTCACGATAGGAGTATTGTTTTAAATACTTCTGTGCTTTCTCTAGCATATCTAGCTGATGTTCATTCGGTAATAGTACGTCTGGATCATCGGGGTCTACATCATACCCGAAAGGTATGGTACGTGATATACGTGGAATAGGTATCCACTCGTTGTCTTCTTTTATGTCAGTTGGTTGGGGTAACTTCCATTGCTTTAATGGTTTAGTCATATGATTATATTTATCAGAACTACTATTTGTGCTGCGAACATTAACAAAAGTGCCACTGGTACTATATTGTCTAGTTTCACTTATTCGTCCTCTTCCATTTGTTTTGGGGGCATAAGCATTACACCACCTTTGGCTTCAACTTGTACCTTCTCAGTTTTTACAAGACCAGTACGATCAAGTAACTCTTTAGCTGCTTGCATCTTATCACGTATACCTAGCTCAGTAGGATCATACAACGCCCCAACCATTGCCATTGCAGCTTTCGGAGCATTGCGTGATAAAAACGTTTGAGTAGCATCTATAATCTCTTCTTTCAAACTATTTACAACATGGCTTGTAGATGTTGTATCTGAATACCCTGCAAGTTTCTTTGCTGTGAGAATGTCACCACCTGCCTCTTCAAATAATACACTCAAGAACTTTTGTTGTTGTTCTGTTAATTGTCTAGCCATTATACCATCAATTCAAAATGCGGCCCATCAATAAATGGTCGTCTTCCTTGTGATCTACGTAGGTCTACATATTCATTCATGGCTTCTTCCATTGTACCACCATAATCTACTATATTGCCTACTGACCAAGCTGCACCCCACTTAATGGCACAGCCAACTTCTTTTGCTGCAGCTTTCATTGCATCAGCAATATCATCATAAACATTTATTTCCCAGACTACATCTGAGCCATCATAAGCTACAAGGTCTACTGCATGTGAATATCCTGTGTCTTGTATGAGGTGTTTACTCTTCATAGTCTGTGATCTACCAGATTTAAACAGACGCTCTTGCTCTGCCAAATCTCTTACACCATATGTAACTCCGAAGTCTACTTTAGTCACTTCAATAGCTTTTTTTACTGTCTCCACCATATCAGGGTGAACACCTTCTAGTTTACCTAGTGATCTATTTGATAATTTAAATGCCATGATTATTTCCCAAAAAACTTAGTGGCTGATCTTACAGCAAAGCTGCTTGCCACGATTACACCCAAGGTATAGCTATACCACTGGGGCATAG